GAAACGTTGCGAACAGTGAGCGTTAAAAAAACGAATCTACAACCCGGATACTTGGCTTTAATCCATTTAAAACATTCATAATTTTGACGAAAGAGTTTCACAGAGCGCCGCCATTGGCAAGTGGGGCAGAATCGATTACGGCAGAAGTTGGCGGAAGCAATCAGTCCATCATAAGTAAGACCAATCGACGTACCACAATACCATATTTTAGATGAAATGTCAGGAGCGACAAGGCGAATTTTACGCGCAAAATTAAGTCCAGAATATTTCTTGACTTGACATTTCAAAAGCACGCTAGTATCGTATAGCATAATAGTCAACCTTAACCGCACTGTTACCAACAGACGGCCTATTTTTTTTTGGCGGACGGAACGGAAAACTTATCTTTATAATAAGCACACACAGCGCGCCGGATAACGGCAGAATAAGAGATGCCGACAATCTCACGAAATGCACGCAGACACTCGAGGGTACCCTCATCAACTGTAATAGTAATTTTACGCAAAACCAACACCCCCTCACAGAACCCATAAATCAGCATCAAGCTTGCCTTCGATATCAGGATTGCACCCATTGATTGCATCATTGACATAATCAATAATGTAATCGATCGAATCAACAAGATAAACACCATCCGCATCACGAGAGAGCGAGCCGGCATTAAGCCAATCTTCGGCAAAATCAACACCAGAGGAAGCGAAAAGGTGGAACTCAACAGAACGGCCAGTAGAATCACGAAGTAACATTTTAAAAACCTCCCAATAAAGTATGTAGAGTATCTCTTACTTACAAGTATAGTATACCATACGTATACATACTTGTCAATACTTTTTTAGAAATTTTTGAGAAGTCATAAAAAGGCGGCAAAGTAATAAAGTTTCGCGATTACAGCAGCATAAATAGTAAAGTTTGTCGGTTGGCTTGAGTTATTTCTATATTATCAAGATAACAGGGAAACCGCCCCGCGGCGGCCCCACAGGCCGCCCCGCGGGGGCGGTTTTTTCTATTATTTTATCCCCAATATCGGCACCTTGCGAAGCACCCACAATACAAGCTGGTAAGCATGTTCAACCGCCCACACAGCCAAAAATACATCAATAGCCGGGCGGATAATATCAAAAGGCACGAAAAAATTCAAAATGCCGGTGCCGACCTGCATATACTCAAAAAGCTTGTTTACAAGCGTTACGAGTTCCGCGGGTACAATGGGAAAATCAAAAAGAGCAATTAACGGCTTAAGGCACAAGTGTGCAATTTTTTGTATCAGCGTCAGCATACTATTCCCCCCCGCCAAAGATCCGATGATAAGTGTTTACAAGGAACCTAATCAACGCGAGATATACCAGTAGAGAAGAAGCAAAACGCACGACAGACATAAAACCCCCGAACTTGTCATCAAGGTCAGATAGATTGTACTTAGTATCGGCCCACACATCATAGGACGCACCGTTAATCTCCATCCGAAAACCCGGAAAGGTCAATTCAGTGCTACCCGGATCTGCAAAAAGATTGAAAACACCTTGAGTAATGTTATCAATCGACGTAAACAACCCAGTAGCGGCCTCAACATCCGAAGTATCCGACAAAGTACCGCTAGCAGAATCAACGGCAGAATCGGAAGGCCTTGTCAAATCTTGATAATTGTTATTGATAGAATTATTGATGGCTTCAAGGCGTTTTCTGGCTTCCTTGTCTGCAGTATTGACAGAGCTGTTGATGTTATTAAGAGCTGTTAAAATATCTTGCGCATGGTCAGCATCTAAATTAGCGGGAATGTCAGACAAGTTGATAGTCACAGTATAACTAGATGGTACATTGTTACTACTCCATATTAGATTAGTGTTGTTGTACTGATTATAGGACACATATACACGCACCCAGTCACAATCCCTGTTCGCGTAATAAAAGAAACTGTCACCCTCAACCCACCAATAAAACCCGCTGAAATTGGCAAAAACCTCGTTAATAGAATACGAAGTACCAGCATTTTGATCATTAGAAAGCAATGCAGGGGAATTTTTGATATAATATACTTGGCCTTTAACCATCGGACCGTTAATATTCAAAGTCCAACCACGAAGAAAAGAAGCACCCGGATTAAGAGTATAATTAACAGACTGATGATTGGACAGATTCCATGTAGCCGTCCACTTTGTCGGACTATCAGCTTTAGCGCCGGAAGAGAATCCGACACAGAAGAGAGAAGCCAAGGCAAACGAGGACAGAAACAAGAAGCACCGTTTGCAGTGTAATTTCAGAAGCTCCATCAAGCGCGCCATAGCTAGAATTAAGGTCTGTATAGACAACGCCGGAACTAATGTTGATGTTGACATAATCATTTCCTCTTGTAACAACATAATTGTTGTTGTTGTAGTTGTACTCCACATAGTCAGCGGAGCCGGAAACAACTCCATCCGCAAACGACAGATCATCCCCATAATACAAAAAATAACTGTATTGGCTATTGCGGAATGCAACATAATGTTTTCCGGGATTTTGGCGCATCACGCCCGAAAAATAGTCAAGAATAGACCCCGACCAAGTGCCGGGATAAACGGAACTATTGGCCGCTTGTACAGCAATAGCGTCTAAATCAGATACCGCCACGGCGTTTCCATTATCGTAAGCGATAATCGGATTTTCGGGTTCGGGTTCACCTTCTTCCAAGTATGCACTGTAGCTGGACGACTGCTCAAGCAACTCATTGACACCAGCAAGGATGTCATCAAGACTATTAGTAGCGCCTTGTTCCGTCTGTTCTTCATACTTTTCGACCTCTTCAGGAGCAATTTCTTGTTCAATTTGCTCTTCTAAAATCATATCTTCTTCAGGCATCACAACTTAAACCTCCCATCAAGTCCCATACTAAGGAACGAATGAACCAACTTAGCCCCAAAGCCGAAAACAAAAGCCACTGAGAAAGCGGGGCCTGCGAGTTGCGCAAACAATGCAATAATTTCCGTAACGTCAATATTCATAACTATTTCCTCCAATACTGTTGCCCATATCTATCTTCATTGACACGAAGAACCTTAGCGTAGGTGTCATAAAGTTGATAGAGTGAAGGCTTATGTATCCAATGGTAAGTTTTTACACTTGCCGCCTGTATCGTGCCATCATCGTTGACAACAGCAGATTGCCCATCAATGACAGTATTACACTGCAAGACACCCATAATTTTTCGGCACTGCACAACATACTTGAATTGCTCACGAAACGGCTTAGCAATGCGTTGAAACACTTGCGATGTGCCTACAATATGTTTTCGCTGTTTGCGCTGTTGCGCAATCTCCTGCATCACGGAAGGGTCAATCTGTTTCGATTCAAGAGAATTGAATTCTAGTTGAATTTCATCAATCAAGAAGAGCACACCGGCAAAACCGTTTTCAACCTCGGAAAGGCTTTTCATGCCCTCCCATTGGATAATGTCACGCACGGGTGGCCAATCGTGCAGCTCAACGTTAGTACAAATAATCATATCAGGATACGCGAGAGAGAGCCGATAGGCGTACTGTATCATTGACAGGGTTTTGCCTGACCCTTGAGGGCCACAGAAAACCAAAATGCCGTCCGGGTCGAAATACTCAGGGTGCTCTGCCCGAAACTCCTTATTGTATACCTTGACGCGGTGCGCGTCCCATAGGTTCAGCGTGCCCTTTAGGCCCGCAAGCCATCTATCCAAGTCCGACACCTCCCAAAGAGTGTAGCAACCCTGGGGGCCGCGCCCCCAGCCCCCCAAGGCAAGAGTTCTATAAAGAAAGGCCGGGCCAGAAGGCCCGGCCAAACTGCCAAAGCAAATAAGGGAAAGGAAAGAGAGGAAAAGTCACAGACGAATACGACCGGAGCGGAAACTGCCCATCAGGCTACCAACAGCCTTGCGAACGCCCCACCACAAGAACACAAGGCCAATACCGGCAGTAACGAGAGTAGCGAGCACACCAACAACAGTACTAACGCTAATCTGGGACGTCATCGCAGTGATAACGGAAGCCCAATCCGAAGCGGTAACGACCTTGGAGGGCGGGTCAGACAGGGGGAGAAGTTCCAGCAGGGCCGAAACGGCCAAAACATCAAACGCAGACACAGAAAACACCTCATTTCACAAGTTGCACATCAATAGGACGGCCAAAGCGGTTGTGTACGATATTATATTCATGCCCCGGGAGAATCTGATCAACGGCATTTGCCTGATAGTACACATCGGCGGGAACCTTTTCTACATACGTCAAACGACTTCCACGCGCCCAAGTATCACCAGATACTTCTTCGACGCAGTGCAAGTTATAGTTGTCGTAATGGATACCCTCATACTCGCCAACGCGATGCTGAATGCCTAAGACTGTAACACCCATATAGAGCACCTCCTTATAATTTAATGGTACAGCACAAAAAAAAAAAATCAACCCGGCAAGTCAAACAAACTTGCCGGGCAAAAACTAGTGAAAGCCGATACAGGCGAACATCTGAAAATTATAAAGATAAACAAAATCCTTAATCTTACCACCGGTTGACACATCATCAGTCAGCGAATCGGCATCAGGGTCGACAAAACCCAGAGCCCGCCGCGCATCACGCCAACAGCCAGCAGGAGAAAAACAACGGACATGAGACAGCGCCTTATAGAGTTTAGGAAATTCCTGCACCCAAGCTGTACCAGAATAGTCCGAATCCTTGACAACATATTTTGAAATTTCCTCTATTGACGACTTGGAGCCGTCCACAACGCGAAGATTGACAAACAAAATAGAATCATCCCGAGCGGCCAACTGCCAACACCGGAGCCACCAAGAGTGATCAGGGAGCCAACAGCCACGAGGAACGACAAGGACAACATGGAAGTGCGGGTGATATGTTCCGGTGTGTACATTGCGAGTAACTTCCAAAACACGAAGCCAACCAAGCAAGTCCAATGCCTTAAAGTCGCGTCGCTGTGTAAAACGATTCCACGCAGCGGACATATCGGCAAGGCGAGAAGCGAGCGAATCGATC